CTATTTAGTTAAATAATTTCCGTTAAAATTCACAGTACCACCGACTGGTATTGATGCGAACCCAGCTACGTTTAACTGTCCGTTTGTTTCGATATAACATTCGACAGGAATCATTGTGCTTGATGCACTAACCCCCCACGCAGGAATGGGAACTCGTTTTATAGGTCTGCATGCAGAAATAGTGTTATATGCAACTGCTGCTGTTCCGCGCGTCAGCGACCCTGTGACCTGCACTGTCTTGCCAGTTAAAATCATGTCGAAAGCTCCGGTATCTGCCCATCCATTTAATGGATTTCCGTCTTTTACACCTGGATAACCTGAAATAAGAACAGTACCGTTGATGTATCCATTAATGAGAGAAGCATCAAGACCCAGGCCACCAAGATAATCAACTCCTGCCTCCCCATTCTCATTTGCAAATAGCTTTCCATGGGTCAAGCTATTCCCACCGAGTGCATAACCACTTTTTGTGTTACCTTTTGACGATCCTGTTCCTATATTTATCTCAACTGAATCAGGATGAACACGAATACCGCCAGAAGCATTACTAATCCTATGCTCACCGATAGTCCAACCAACACATTTATTATCAATGGTTAATGAATAATAGTTCCCATAGACATTAAATGCAGAGTACCTACCAATGCTGACGTTTGTTATGAATCCGGTATTAGCATCAGACGGTATCAATCCCCATGATGCATTCTGTACAATTAACTCACCAATACCAATTCTGTCGATTGTTACGTTATCATGAGCATCATAAATCCCGCCCATAGTGACATCAGGCCATCCGGAGTTGTCATAAAGACCAACTGCGATTCTTTCCATGTAGTTATCGGCACACGCCCCGCCAGAATCAGATTTGAAAATAAATGCATCACCATACTGACCGTAGCAGTGTGCAATTCCACCCTGCAAACCCTGGCATTTAACTGTAAAACCATGAAAACCGCCGATACATTCCACGTACCCTAATTTAACACCTGACAACTGTTCAAGCAGTAAGCTGTGAGTGCCAGGTTTTGACGGGTCTGTCACGGTGTTAAGGAGCTTTACATTATTTATTTCAAGGTTGGCATTACTGCCAGCGCCATAATGTTGCAGGCCATCTTCATAAGTAACCGACGGATAAACGTTTTGAGAAACATAATCACCAACGTCAATACCTAAATTAAATATTTTGAATCCCTTGGCCTGATTTTTAATTGTACCTTGAATGATGGTTCCTGTTCCGTCCATGAGATATCTTTTGTCAGATGACAGCTGAGGCATTCCAGCGCCAACAATAGTAATATTCTCAACGGTGTTTCTATTTACACCATATAACCCCGTAATGTTATACGTTTTCTTACCCAACCAAAAAACACTACCAGATGTTGCTGCTGTTAGTGCTGCTTTTAAATCTCCATTATAAGGTGCGTTATCTACAACAACGAACTTAACAGGAAGGCTATAATGTTCTGCTAGCCCACCAACTAATAGATACCCATCAGGCTGACTAAGTCTGTACTCAAGCTGATCAGGGTCGTACTTAAGCACGTTTGGGAAGTAAAACTGCTGAGCATTGTTGGCATCGTATACAGCCATTGAATGTCCCTGCACAGTTACAAACTTAGCAATCTGTCCGTTATATACCGGATATCCAGCAGCGTTAATGATGATTGGTTGCGAAACAGGAACGTGAGAGCCGTCTTCGTTCTCTACATAGACCTGCACTTGATTCTGTGGGAGCGTAGGATCGGAATCTATCTTACCAATGAATATCTTGCCATTGCTTGCGGCCTGGAATTTTCTGGCTAACGTAAATAGTTGACTTGGCATTGAAATTATAACATTTGGCACAATATTTGACATAGTGAATCTCTATTTAAGGAATGAATATGATTACTCATAAAGAATTAACCTCTTCACTCAACTACAACCCAGAAACAGGCGTCTTCACTTGGAAGATAGCTTCTGGTAGCTCCAGTATCGGAAAGGTTGCTGGATTTAAGACGAACTCACAGGCCGACTACTTATCAATACGGATTAATGGAAAATCGTATCTTTGCCACCGACTTGCTTGGTTTTATATGAAAGGATGCTGGCCTAAAGGGTTAATTGACCATATTAACGGGGTTAAAAATGACAATAGAATTTCAAACCTAAGAGAAGTAACCAGAGGTCAGAATAAAACCAACAGCGTTTCATCATCCAATACAGGTATAAAAGGAGTTCATCTTCTTAAAGGGAAAAACACATATAAAGTTATGTTCAAACTAAAAGGTAAGTCTATTTGCCTTGGGTATACCGATGATATTGAGCTGGCCGAATTAATGTCTATTGCATTCAGGGAAAAATATCATGGCGAGTTTGCTTGTTTTAGATAATGTCTGTCATTTAATTTGCTCCAGATACAATGAATCGCCGCAGCGTAGCTACGGTGAGTATTTGTTTGCTTTTTGCACTACACTTTTTGTGTAGTGCTATCCATCAAGGCCATCGCCGCTTAGTTGCTGCGGTGAATTTTGGGCATAAAAAAACCCAGCCGAAGCTGGGTCGTTGCGTTGGTTATCTGTCAGTAGTTATGTACTGAAGGAGGTAATTCTTTATTCTTAAGTCTCATCCATGCGGAAAGATTCGTTGGTCCGTCTGGCTCATTAATATCAACATCTCGTGTGTGGTTTATTAAAACGTCTCTCGCCATTCCGATAACATACGAGAACTCATGACCGTAGTCGTAGCATCTGCCGGAATAGTTCGATTGAATTTGTTTTAATGCCGGATACAGTTCGCGGAATAATGCCTGTGAACGGTTGGCATAATCCCATAGCCATACAAGGCTGTTTGCTTCTTTTGCAGAAAGCTCGTTGACTTTCCTCTCTTGTTTGCCGATGAACTCTCCTTCAAGCGGAACGCGAGCTGCAAGTGACAGTGCTTCGGTAAACTGCTCCTCACTAATTTCTTTGTACGAACATCCAAAATGGGATTTCAGTGACGACCACATGGTGATCATCGCCTTAGCCTGTTTTTCTTTTGGCAGAGACTGACCGCGACTCATGACGAGTTGTTTAATGGCTTCCTGCTGTTCAGTGGTGATTTTACCCTGCAACGCCTTTTTAGCTTTGCGTGGGTTAACTACATGGCCTTTAGTCCAGTACTCGTAGAGCACATCGTCACACTCTTCCTGATACTGGATTACCTTGTCGCGGATTTCAGGGCGGACTTTGTTAGGGCTGATGGTTTGCAACCAGCCATTCAGTTTACGTAAAGCAAGGCAAATCATGGTCTGCACACCGCCAACTGAAGGTATTGCGATTTCCACAATACCTTTAGCAAATCTTTGTTTTAACTTTGTAAACTGTGAAGCCCAATCCATACCCATTCCCTCAACGATAGGTTTCATTGGGGTGTACGGCTCACCGTTGTGATTGACAACATAAAGCTCTGCGCCGTGGAATGGTACATTGATAGTAGATACTGCTGTTGCTATACTTTTCATGTCGTTAATTCCTATGCGTGGTTTTACGATACCGAAGCCCTGACTGTTACCGCAGTTGGGGCTTCAACGTTTTGATTTCTTTGCCGCATCAAGCATCACTTCTGAAAACGTGCGCTTGCCACTGAATACTCTTTCTCTTCTCAATTTTTCGTTCGTGCCAAATGATTCGCCATGAACAAAATTTGGTCTTAAAATGGTAATCGCAATCTCTTTGACTACTGCATCCAAGCGAATCACACCGTTATCCCCTCTCTCTTCAGGCTGTCCATCACTCGCTTATAAATCTCAGAGTTAACAGATCGCCCGTTCTCTTCAGCTACCTTGCGCACCAAATCCAATACTTCTTTAGGCCACCGCAAATTGAACTGCGGCATTTTTCTTGCACCTTGCATATTCAACTCCATTTCACTCATTGATAGTACCGTACTACTATTGAAAGCGTACTACTACCGTTCTAGCATGTCAACAAATAAAAGGAGAACGACGTGGCTAGAAATGATCCACAATTCAACGTAAGAATGCCTGATGAGATAAAACAGCAACTTACGCATATTGCTGCAACAAATCGCCGCTCGATAAACGCAGAGATTATTTCAGCTATCGAACTATGGATAAAAATTCATAAAGGGCAGCTAATACCTTCAAGTAGTCGAATCCTGACAAAGTCTGAGCAAGAGGCGTTTGATGTAGCTATTGATGTGTTAAAACGTGTAAGAGATGGAGGATAACCATGGAGCAACAACAAGGGTCGCCATTATCATTGATTATTATGGTGATTTTTTTCGTTTTTATCTTTTTTATACCTGCGTTAAAAATATCCAAAAAAGCCGGTTTTGACTGGAAGATGGCTGTATGTTTAACAATCCCTGGCTTTAACGTGGTGGCGTGGCTCGCGCTTGCGTTCATGGATTGGCCAATTCACAAGTATCTACCAAAAGATGTGAATCGTAAGGATGCAAAATGAATAAAAAACAGCTTATTAAGTCAAAAACGTCAAGCAAGGAAGAATTAGAGAAGGAGCTAAACTCCCTGAAATATGCTCTGTGTCTGGTTTACTCAAGACTGCCAATGGAAGATAAAAACGCCATTTACAATGAAATGATTAGCAGCCTTGATTTTAACGATAGAGACCTAGCATCCCACCTCAACAGCTTCCGCGTACCTGAGTAATTCTGTTGCGGATTTGCTTCTTGCGGTGGTTTAAGCTGGAGAGCTTGGCTTCTGCTTCTGATATTTGCGCATCAAGATCTTTAAGCTCAAGATCTGAAAGTCGCTGGTCAAGCAGGGTTTGGTTCAACTCAATGTTGTTCAGGCGTTCTTCTATGGTCATGATTTCTCCTTGTTGAGGTTGATGTGAAACGATTGATTGTATACGCACTCTTTTGTTAGCTAGTAGCTTTGCTTAATCGCAAGATAAAGTTTCTGATTAATCCCTAAAAATCAAAAAATAAAGTTAAAACAGGTACATGATATGGAATGGATCATAGGATTTGTTGTTCTTATCTTCATAGCCAGTATGTTTAAACCAAGAAGTTGCGATATCTGTGGTGCTGGATTTAAGAAAAAGTACTTCACATGGACTATCGATGGAAAGAAACAGCATCTTTGTCCGTACTGCAACAGTAAAATGGAGAGACGCAACAGCGATAGGCGCTTTAAGGATCGATTTGGTTAACCATTTTATCTCCAACAAAAAACCCACCTGACGGTGGGTTTCATAATTAGATTTCTGGTTTCATTCTTCCGAAAACCTTTTCTATTCCTTTTTCGTATTCTTCTCTTGTCTCACTCATCGCTGCGACACCAAGAAGCTTACCGATATGCTGACGCAAAGCCTTGACACCAATTTCAGAAAGGAACAGATGCAACTTATCAGATTGTTTTCCGTTCTCGTCTCGGCTGGCTCGAATCTGTTCAAGGATTTTACCTTTACTCTTTGCTAGCGGGGTGTATATCTGCATGTTGGTTAGCTGCCCAAAACGAATAGGCCGTCCTTTCTCTGGCCTATTCAGGCCGTACAGTCGATACCACTCCTCGTATAGCTCATCTGGAAATTCCTTTTCATATTGACGAGCCTCTTCACGAACAAACGCTTTGAACTCGTCAATGACAGCCTGAACTTCTGGACGATAACCAGCAAGCGCATACGCAACCCCCTTAATTCCCGCCTTAGCGGAGGCATTAATAAGTCTCTGTGCTGCGGCGGCTGCCTTTAACCGTGATTGTGGTAGATCGTCATTATCTTTGGCTTCTATTAGTGCCCTACCAATATCAACAATTGCTGTAATGTCATAACCTAACGCTTGATGAACGGTTTTAGACTTCGAAGTAAGTTGAAATTTATAGGGATTTTCCATTTTTCGCTGCAATTCTAGATCTCGGTATTTGCTCATATACTGAGCGCCAAGCAGTTGATCTAAATCCCTGGCATGTTCACCAATCCCTAGCAACTGAGATAATCCAGTTTTCGTAACAACGACAGTTTTCGACTCGTCATCCAGTACATAACATTCAGCATCAATGCCAAAATCATCTAAAAAGTTACCACGATGAGTTGCCCTGAGAATCTTACTTTTCCATCTTGCAGCAGCTGCTTTCTTTGCTATTTCAGAACGCTGCTCTTTAGTCAGCGACTTTGCGCGAGCGATCCCGCCCTTAGCTTTCCCTTCGCCACTTTTCTTTTCAGTCATAATGCAAGCACCTTTGTTGTGATGTATGCTTGCATTATATACACTGTACACACATACAAGCAAGCATAAAGCTAAAACAAAATGCTTGCATTACAACCGCGCTACTCCAACTACACATTATCATCTGGTATCCTGCTCAAAACTAAGGAGGTTGGTGTGCTTGAATGGTTTCTGTTGGCTGCATTAGTCGTTTCTGGTTTGGTGTATGAGTATCGAATGCACTCTCTAACAAAAAAAATAGGAATTCTAGAAAACGAATATTGTGCTCTCAAATCCTCACTGGAACGTGAGCAAGGGGACTTAAAAATCTCTCTGTCTAGCATTGAGCGTTCTATAGAGAGCTTAGAGGATAAGGTTGATCGTATAAAGAATGAGGATATTCATGATATTAAGGACGACATATCCTTCTTAAAATCTTGGTTGAAAAATGTTGGGAAAATTGCCACATCAACACGAGATAAGCTCAATCCATCCATGGATGACTAATTACTCCTGTGCCATTCCGCTTAGCGATGCCACAATTCCAGCTCTTGCTAAACGCTGGAACTCTTCGTTTCCTAGTGCCTCGCGTATTGCTTTTACGGCGGCCTTATTTGCCATAAATCTGCGTTCCGCAGCCGCTAATGCTTCTTTACTTCCGCCTGCTCTTACTGCTTTGGTGGCTTCCTGAACAGCTTTCTCTATCGCATATCGGCCACTACGTGTGGTGGCAATTTTAGATACAGCGCCTTTTAACCCAGCGCCAACTAAAGCACCCGCGGCAGCGCCTGCAATACCCCCTCCAGCGCCACCAACAATGGCACCTGATGTTGAGTTGGCAATTGCATTTAACACTGTTGATGTGACGTTGGATAAACCAGCATCCAGATCGCGTAGTACATTGGCAGTTCTCCCTGTTCTTTCAATATACTGCTGAGGTTTCACTGCTGCTCTTGCAAGAGTGCCATATGCATCAGCAATTCTTCCGAGTTCTGAGGAATATCTGCTAATGGCTTTTACATTTTGTGGGGTAAGTATCCCTGCGATATGGTTAATTCCTGCTGCATCAGCTTTGCCACCACGTACACCATGCGAGATAGCGTCTTGCAACATTGATGATATAGCAGGAACACGCTCTGATTCTGGCAGCGCGCGGATCATAGAATGGAACCCAGCAGGACCATTAAGACCTTTAGCTGACGATGATTGAAGGGATTTTACTCCATTCGTAATCAGTGCATCTGTTGCCAAATCACGCCCGAAAACAGACTCTGCACTCTCTTGTGCTGATAACCTCGCTTTAGACAGATCATTAGCTTTCTGCCAGTCATCAAGAAATCCGCCGTTTTCCGCCATTGTGCGCATATCATCAGTAATTGCCCGGCGTATTTCCCCTGCTCTCCTTGCCGCATTTGCCTCTCCGCTACGCTTATATTTTTGCTCCGCATCAGCAAATTTCGCTCTCCATGCTTTCATGCCATCAAATGTTACTCCACCTTGATTGTTTGCCTGAACAAACTGTTTCATTTCAGGAGTAAGCGGTATGCCAGCAGATCGCTCTGCCTGAATAACGGCATTACCATTTAGCATTCTTGCTTTTTGATTTGGCATTGTTGACCGCACGTCATCCCATGCCGCGCGCTCGGCATCCTTCATCTGATCAAGATTTTGAAGAATCCTTTGTTTTATAGCCGCACTTTTTTCTGATGCCGTTCCAGATGCGGCCCCAAATTCATCAAGGTTTCGACTTAACTTTGATGATATTTCGTTAAATGCTGCCTGATGGGCGTCCTGAACAATTCCTGGTGTTGATGCCAATGCGCCTTCGGCTTGTGCAATTCCACGACTTCCAGATCGCATTCCTGGTGTTAATGCGTTTATATCAATTCCAGCAGACTCAGCCGCTTTTGCTACATCTTCGGACACATTAGCGGCCTGACTGGCAATTGACTGACGCCCAGCACCTGACTTTGCCATCCTGGAAACATCATTAGCAGAATTCAGTGCTGCACCACCAAGAGCCTGTGAAACCCTTGGAGCAATAACGCGCCCGACACCTGAAAGAACGCCTTGAGCACCAATATTAATACCACCGTTAATGGCAGCATTTTGTGCAAAGTCGCCCTCCTGATTTGCAGCATCAGCAAGAGAACCTGCAATCATGTTTCCTGCGGAACCGATATCTCCAGCGAGCTTTGCTGGCGCTCCAGCAGTTTTTGCCGCTGTGCCAATTGGCAGGAGATACCCACCAATTGTTTCACCGGCTTGCGCGTAAGGGTCTGTCGGTCGATCGACAGGGCGATAGACATCATCCAAAACCTTTGGGCCACCAAGCCCCTGGCTGATTGCATTAATCAGACTTGCGCCACCCTGCAATACGTCAAATGGTATGTTTACCAGACCACGACCAGCCTGTTCTGCAATTTGCCCTGCACTTTGACCACCAGTGAGCCAGTCAGTAGCTTTTCCTACCAGAGATTGTTCTTCTGGCTGCGATTGGTTTTGAGTGGATTGATCATCAGAAGACAGCATCTGAGCAATGCGACGTGCTCCCTCAGTATCGCCGGCAGCATCAGCATTCCTTAACGCCGTCATCAACTGTTCACGACTATAGGCCATTACTGCCCTCCGAGATATTTATTAATCAGGTCATCATCAGAAAGCTGCTGTTGAGACGGTTGTATGTCCTTCCCGTATTTCTGTTGCATACGTTTCTGAGCCATCTCAGTGGTTTTTATGATTGTTTTGATAGCTGCTCTGGCTGATTTTTCAGACTGATTTGGGGACAAACTACCAATAGCATCCATTACCTTTTGCCCCTCGGCATTACTTAAAGCCCCCATCCCTTTCATCTGCTGAATGCCAGATAAGAATCCCTGAGATTTCAGTGTGTCAACCAGAGTTTCTGTATCAGCAGCCTCTGTTCCTGGAATGAATCTACTCGATAGTGGGTTTAGGTTTGTTCCGAAATATCCCGTGAATCCTGGGCTATTAAGAACTTTTGTAGCCGTCTCTATCGTTCTGGAAAGATTATCCATTCCAGAGTTGTACGCATCAGCCTTATCTCGCTTTGCCTGCTCCATAGCTTGCTGATTCTGCAATCTCTTGTCCTGCAATTCAGCAAGTTTTAAGGCATTAGTTTCATTTGCGATGAGTCTGTCGTATTTCTTGTCCTCTAATTCCATTCGACGAAGATTGACATTTTGTTGCGCAATATTGTTGCTTGCCCACCCTCTGGCATTTGTCATGTCATTATTGCGGATTGTTTCGTTAATTCTTTGCTGCTCCTGCTGGCGACCAACCATCTTATCCTGATAATCCAGCATTTTATCCGGACCAACAGCCCCTAGCGTCATAGTAGTCAGCATGTGTGATAGTTGCTCTGGATTCTGGATACCTGTCTGAATCATCCAGTCAGCATTAGCACCAACGCGATTTAACCTGTCCTTGTTGTCAGTAATGAATTTACTGTAGGCTTCCGGTCCCTGAGAAAGAGCGATGTTAGCCCTCATGGCTAAATCGCCCATATCGTTGCGTTGCTGCTCATTAAGACCGGAAAACGCCTGTTGTGCCTGCGCAACAAACGCTGGATTTTCCTTGGCAAACTTAAATAGTCCCGATGGATCACCAGAAGCCCATGCATCAGCGTGAACCTTATTGAACGCACTAATAGCTTTCTGTTGCTGTTCCTGCTTATAAATATCAGCAACTCCAGCCAGACCACGTAACGCGGTCAGACCAACGTTATTTGCACCTGATCGAGCCAGTTCATTGTTTTCGCGGATCAGACCAAGCGTTGCGTTAATGTCGCTTGCCTTTGGCGCATTCTCATTTTGCGCACCGATGCCAGCAAGAAACCCACCAGAATTAATACCCTGTTGCCACGTAGCCATTGATTACCCCTTAAAACAACGAGCCAAGCAGACCAAGACCAGCACCGATACCAGCACCCCACGGAGTTGATAGCTCGAGAGCACTGGCTATGCCACCACCCAAAAGCGCACCGGATGCAGCACCACTAACACCCTGCTGCAATGCTGACGGTCGGTTGGCGTTTGCCGCCGCCAGCGCCGCGCTTTGCTGTGAAATCTGGCTCATGTTGTTGGCATATGTTTGCCCGGCGTTTGCCTGCCCCTGAAGAGCGCCAAGACCGATATTTGCCAGGTTGTTGTAATTGTTCATTTGTCCAGATAGCCATTGCTGACCAAGCGTTGGTGCGATTGTTGCTAACTGATTACTGGTTGCGGTGGAACCCAATCCACCTGTTGCTTCCGCTGCCGCCAGACTCTGATAGCGAGCCTGACCAGCAAGATCTTTGTACTGCTGAGAGTTGTAATACTGGTTAAGTGCCTGACCTTGCCCTTCCAGAGACGATAAGTTCTCGAGGCTGCCGACATACTTATCAGCCAGAGGAGTAAACGGCTTCAGGTTGTTCATGATGGTGTTGAACTGCTGATTTTGCAGGTCTGCTGCATACTTCTGAGCTTCTGCTGCATACTTTGCGCTTTTATCAGAACTGCCACCTTTCCCGCCTTTTTCAGGGCAATAAGGTTCCTCGCCGCGCAGTTTTCTGCCCAGCTTAAATGCATATAACATGGCTATCTCCCGTGATTCAGGAAGTCGATTAGTTCTTCGCGTGTGGCGCTGTAAAACGTCACGTCATCCACGCCTTTGAAGTATTTCTTGATGGTTCCGACACGCTTAAGGCCAATCATTGCGCAGTAAATCTGACCGTGGCGGAATTTGCGCGCAGCGAACGATGTTACGCACTGAACGGTGGTATTGGTGAGAATGTATCGCCAGAACGCCAGTCCGATTTCCTTACTGAATCCGCGAATCTCAGGCAGGTACATGGCGTGGCAGTCAAAGGTCATCGGCTGAATCTCGTTGTAATACACGATGCCACCGAACTGACCATGTACGTTCACTTCAAAGTAACGACACTCAGGCTTGTAGTCGTATCCGTCACCGTTGTTGCTTCCGGCAATGATGTCGGGGTGGTTGCCAACCATTTCTATCAGGTCGATGTTGCGTGTTGGAGTGAATGTAATCATTAATCAATCAACCCATGTGCACGCAAGGCGTCTTCCAAAGCCTTAGTGCGCCGACGCTCAGTAATTAGAGCATTGGCTATAGCCTGGATTTCAGATTGCGTGTAAGTATCGCTAACGGCGAATGTCAGGTCAGCATCGAATACGCCTTTATTCGCCGTACCTGTTGCCGCGGTCCATCCAGTCTGGCGAGCGCCAACAACTTTTGTACCGTTAACAGAATAACTTCCTGATACGTTAAGGGATGAGGCAAGAGTTTGAGTTCCTGTTCTGCTGAGTGAAACATAATCAACGATTATCTCTGATACTTTACCGTCGATATCCTCAACTTTTATTTTCAGACCATTAACATCATTCTCTATTTCAAGAAGCTTTACTTTTATTCCTGAAATATCCTCTTCTGTTTTTGCAATTCTTTTTTCGTGCTCATCAAGAATTACATCCTGCTCATCATTTTTAACCTGTGCGTCGTAAGCGCCACTCCCTGCCTCATTTGCCTTGCCTGCAATAGCACCAACGTCAGCTCCCTGCGCGATTACATAGAGCAAATAAGACTGGCTAAAGACGTTACGGGGAAGAATTGAAGCATCAATGCGTGTAGCCTGAACCACGACAGGCTTATTAAGTGACGGGTCTGCCATATTTTACTCCAGACGAATTTGACACCCGGATAGTGTTACTGGCGATTTGGTGATTACCCGCAGTTTGAATCCGATTAATCGACGAATGCGCCCAACACGTTTCCATAAAACGCGCTTGTCGTACACAAACGGCTCGTTCTGCTCAATCATCTGTTCACGACCGTAATTGATACCGTCAGTTGTTGCAGACAGGAACAGGCGGTCGGCGTATTGAGCAACACCAGTGGATGATTCAACTTCGAGGTCGAAGCATCTGGCGTTCTCTGCTTTGAAGATTGGCGTGAACAAGATGAACTCTTGTTGTTTTTCGTACTGGCTACTAATGTCAAATTGCAGTTGTCCTGTCACCGCTTCTGATTTATCGCCGCACGTAATCTGGTTGCCTTCATACATGAAGTCGACAGCACGATATACATCATCGTAAAGCCCGGTTTTCAGCACGCACCATTGTGGTCCGTTCTGACTTGACGATGCGTCGTAAACCAGAACATGACGAGGGAGATGAATAATCAGAAGCTCATGAGAATCGAAGCGCAAAGTCTCCATTACACCCGTCGCCAGTTCATCAGCCGTGTATGAGCGGATAATTTTCTCAATACTGGCCGTCGCAATTGGTGAAGCCTGCCCTGACCCGATGATGTAGACGGAAGGTGCGCCAGTAGCCGGGTGACTGATGAATGCATATGAATCAGCGAATGGCGTTTTACAGTATGTTCCGGCAATGCCCTTCTGTACCATCAGCGATGGCTGTGCGACATACAACGCAGCGCCAGCGGTGGTTGCGCCTGTCAGAGAGAAATACTCTATCGTTGACGAACCAAAGCAGACGATGAAGTCTCGCCATGTCCCGATACCGATGATGCCGTCCGGCTGCGATTCTGCGCGATATTGTGCACTGTATCGGTCAGGATGCGATTCGTCTTCAAGGTCAGTGACAAACCATGAATCAGTTCCGTCTTTTGACCACGCATAACGCCCACGTAAGCGCGTAATGTCGCGGACCGAGCCTAACTCATACTGCGTGAATCCGCTGTCTGCAGGCCAGTTTGAGACGGTTTTAACCGTACCATCATAGCGATACTCGACCAGTTGACCATTAACGCCTACCGCCTGTGATGTGCGACCATGTGCCATTGATACGCGACCACTTCCGGCAACATCACCAACCTCGCTTTCTCCTTTGTAGAGCTTGCCACCACAAACACGATAAACAGCATTCTGAGCGGTGTTGTACTCAACTCCACGCGATACGCCGTTCATATCATAACGTTTGGTAATGCCAGGGAATGAGCGGAGATAGCCGCTGCTGTTAAGGATTTCTTTGGGTGTTGCCAGCATATTCACTGGCAGATAGTCGATATAATCGGCGTTCTTGAAGTCTTTACCCATTCCCTTCATCATGGGGAGTTGTTGAATCGGCATTCTGCTCTCCGGGGAAATAATGCCATTCGTTCAGATTGGCGAAACTATTACCGCTGCCTGTTGGCATGCGTGACGGGTAAGGAGCTCTTTTTGCTCTGGCGATGGCGGTCTGCTTATAGAGAAGCTCCTTCCCATATTTAGCAGTGGCGATAATTTTGGCAGTAGCCTCAAGCGCATAATCCGGGGCAATCCGGCAAGCCAGATTGTGGAATACCGCGCTGACTGCACTAGAGCGAAGGCCGTGGTCGTCACCTTCAGCAGGAGGATTGTCATCATCTGAGAATACATAGCCGGTAATGATGCCTTTCCCGTCCTGATACCACTCCGCCATCATCGCTTCGAGGTCATCTACGGCATCCTGCATAGACTGAGGTTCGACATCGGTAAGGGTTGCATCTGATGCCACGCCCAACTTACGAAGCGCAGCCCTGACCAGATCGCCTTTAGTCTTTATCTGCATCGCTTACCGCCTTAGGCTTGCGGCCTTTGCGTGGCTTAACATCATCTGCTTCCGCGGGAAGCAACTTTGACGGATGATCAAGCCAGCCATCTTTGACATATTCCGGAAGTTCGCTGGAGTCGATGACCTTCATCTGAGCCATGACGCCCCATACCATGATGCTTCCACCGGGCTTATAGATTGCTATTTTCATAGCCACTCCATAAAGAAAGGGGCCGCAGCCCCTGTTAGTTACGCAGTCTGACCAGGCAGGCCAACACCGATTGCCTCCGGTCGTGTCGCGTTTACGCCGTACCACAGCGCAATACGGCACAGGCCGGACAGGGTGGAAATATCACCCTGCGTAGCGAAGATACCGTTCAGGCCAACATCAGGGATGCTGAATGAGGTAGTTTTCATACCTGCAAAAAGTTCATGGTTAGCCGGAATCGGCTGAGACACGATACGAATAGCATCGTCAGCCCAGAACACATTAGTGCGAGCGTCTTTAACGTTCAGGATGTTCACCGCCATCGCATCAGCCAGCGAGGTGTTAACATTGGCGTATGCCCGTTGCTCAGGAGAAAGAGAAACATCATCCAGTGCTACAGGCTTCGGCGTGATTTCAACGTGAGTACCATCAACAACGCGAACTACGGAGAAAGTCGCGTCCTGCGCCAGTACGCTCTTAGCCATCTGACCAAGGAACTTCACGCCAGCAAACGAAATTTTGTCGCCGCGTTTCAGGCCGGTAGTTGCAGACAGGGTGACGGTAGCAAAACGGTTATCAACGTTAACTTTGTTGCCATCGTTATCCAGTTGCCATGCGACAGGCTTGAAGGACTGAGCACCGGATACAGTGATACCAGTTGCAGTAGATTTGGTCAGCACAGGAAGTTTCGGAGAGCGCAGGACATCATCGAAGCCTGCAACCTGCCGCTGAATGGTGCCATCTCGGTATGCTTCTTCAGGAATACGCCCAAAGATGTCACGCTTGGTCAGGTCGTAACCCGCTTTTTTGTAGTCCTGAGGGTTGAAGAAGTACGATGTCCCCATGTCGCGGTTAAGTTCGCGGGAGAACATGATTTCTTCTGCGTCGGCCACAAAGTTCCAGGCGTCTGCGGTATTAGTGCCGATGGCATCAGGGGAGGTGATAACCAGCGAACCCATCTCGGCGGCCATGTTTGCGACTTTCAACTCAACGTTGTTCGCCAGCTTGCGAGCGGCAGACTGGATGCGGCGACGATACGCAGTTTCGTCTCGCAAGTCATCAGCACGCAACTGGAAGAAGTCGTTATCCGGCTCTCCCATGTTTACCGCGACGTTAAGTTCCAGTAACCCTGTCGCTTTATCAGTTAAATCCCAGCCCTCCTGAGTGGGTGACTCTTGCTCTACAGGCATCCAGATGGTATTGCTGGAGCGCTGCATAGAAGCAGCAGGCGGGGTGTATTTCTTGGCTTTCTGCGCCATTGGAGTGATTGCGGAGATGGTTTCGATGATTTCATCTACCGCCAGTGTAACAATTTGACCTTCGTTCAAAGCCATTATCGGATTCCTTTAAGTTTTGCCTTTAGCTTGCGGTAGGTTTCCACATCTCCCTTGCTCGCAGCAGCATCCATTTGTTTACGAATGGCATCTTTATTTGCTGCGCTGACATCACCGGTAATCGGCTGGTCAGCAGGGGGAGCGGAAGAGATTTGTTTACCGCGAGGCTTGAGAGTTAAGCGTTCGGATAGTCGAGTGAGTTCAATCAGCGCGGACTGCCCATCCATCGCCAGTAACTGGCGGGCTTTCTCCGGGTTTGCCCCCAGGTGATACATGAGCGCGGCGGACTTTTCCGGGAACAGGCGCATAATGTCGGCCCCAACCGCAGGCGGAACCAGTTGCATAAATGCGTCTTCTTTCTCCTGATAGTCAGGGATGTTGAGCTTTTCCGCCGCGTCATAGTGTTTGCGGGCAGCTTCGACGTATTGCGCTGATTGCTGGGTAAACTCCTGAGTCTTGCGGCCCTGTTCTGCTACGGCATTGCTGCGGGCGTCCTGCGCTTTCATTAGCCATTCGGTATTAGCAGCATTGAAAGCGGCAAGCGCACGGCTGTTGTCGTAGTCATATTTAGCCAGGCCTTCTTCTGACAGATAGGCATTAATATCCGGCTGAGGTGGAAGGTCAGGGTTTACCCGTAAACTCTCCGGCAATTCTCCGCGTTTAACTGCCTCCATCTGCTGCTCAAGCTCGCGCTGTCGTTTGCGCTCGATGCGGCGGCGGGCGAATTCTGCGTTCTTTGCCGGGTCTTGTTTTGGTGCTGTCTCATCGTCCTTCAGGACAATCTCAAAGCCCTCTTCCTGACCTGCATTGTCGTTGGCATTATCGACAACTAAGCTATCAGCAGATGCCGCTGCATGATCGCCGGACAGGGTTAAGTCTTCAGTTGCCTGAATTTCGGTGGTTGGTTCCATGATTAACTCTCTCTTATTGAGGTGTCTCGGCTACACTGCCGGAAGGTTGATTTTGTCTCTGCGATTGCAGGATGTTGGCAATGTCCATTCGCTGCTTGTGCGTCTGTTCATCGCCTTTAAGGAGTAACTCAGCATTTGCGCGAGCGTCTTCGCTGCGGTCCTGCTGGAATGAAGCAACGGTTTTAAGGAACTCTCTAAACTCAGATTGTTTACTGAGGTCCATGTTGTTGAAGATTTCTGCGATTCTGGCAGCGTTAAGCTGGTTCTGCGCTTCGACTTTAGCTGCATCGATTTGCAGGGACAGCGTCTGGTTCTGAGCTTTAGCCAGTTCAGCCTGCCCCTGCAGGAGTACGCCCTGAGCCTGAACCATTGCCGGGTCTTGTTGACCTTGTTTGGCTTGTTGCGCCTCTACTAACCATTGCTGCTCTTCGGGCGTTTCTGGCTTCTTAACGCCCATCTGAATAAGCTGCTTGTTGGCATAGTCACGCATCATCTCAACACCTTTACCATCAAGCAGGGTGAAGTACTGAAGCAACAGCAGTTGATATTCTGGCGTTCCCTGTGGCGTCTTGCCGAGCAACTCAAGAATTTCTGCGCGGTTTTGCTGCTTCATGGACTGGAATGATGGTCCAACATCCGTGTAGCACTCATAGCGCCCCCTGATATCGTTTAGTACATGCTTTTCTCCAGTAGCAAGGTCAACAACCTCAGCCATTAGCTGAACATCTTTCTCGCTGCCATCCTCAAGGGTAATCGTAACGTTGCGAGGAACATCGTAGATGTCATTAACTATCGACTGGTAAATCTCTCCGTCACGGCGCATGGCGGTAGCCAGATTATCCTGAAACACGTATGTCTCAAGGTCAGCCCTCATATTCAGTTGATTGACGGTATCAAACGCAACCTGTCCGCCATTTACCGCTTCTGTATCAACTCCGAGAGTGGCAACCTCTTTTACTGCGCTGGTTGCTGCTTCCAGCATGTAGGCGTTGGCTTGCGGCACTTCCGGGTTTTCATAATATGCCAGCGGCTGAGTCGGAAGGTCTCCACTATTTTCGTCAGTGCGATTGAGCAGGTAGTATGGGTAATCGTCGTTACCGTCGTACATATGCTCAAAGCCTGCAATCTGCTCAGGCCAGAAGAACGGCTTCTTCTTCGGAGTGCGGGCCACGATGTCGGCGTTGAACGACATAATCATGTTGCGCAGACGCTGGCCGTCTTTTGTCAGGCGGACGACACCCTCATACACTTCTTTATCTTCAACGAAGCCCCACTCTCCGAACACCGGAACAATGGGGATATGCTCGCCAGCAATGAGCTGCTTGTCTTTGAGTACAGCAGTGCAGGTGATAATCGATTTGTATACCCGGCGACGCTTAATCTGGCGCTCTGCAATTTTGATAAATCCACTATCAGCCAGGTCATCGATGACGTCTTTAATATCGCGCTTAAAGTAGCTTACCGGCTCACCCGTAACCGGGTCTTGGTAGATAAACGCCGTCTCTTTCTTCTCGACCACTTCGTAAAACTCAGCGATCTGAATTGTGTCCTGCGTCAGCCATGGAAATACCCAATCGTTGGGGTTCTGGAATGATGGAATATCATCCGCATCGAGGTCGTATTTTTCTGCGAAATCCTCCCAACCATTCTGGCTCATTGAGTGGATAACTGTGCAGTGACGGGCATCAGACTTATCCATCAGCTTGCTGTTGCTGTCCCATATAACATGGGAACAGGCACTATGGATAGGCTCTCGACGGATAACCTGATTGTTGCTCGTTGGACTTTGGTCTTCGTAGTCAGTGACCAGACGCCACGCACCTACACCTGCTTCAATCTGCTCACGAACAGCGACGTTGACCGCGATTTTTGCCGTATTGTGTCGCATGTCTGTGCGATACATACCCATAAGCACATCAGCGGCATCAGGGCTTGCTCCGTCCTTTGGACGATACAGAACATCAATAGGGTTCTGACGCATCTCAGAAACGAGCTTGCGCACCACTGGACGTACAACATCGAACTGCCCGCGATACTGCAGGGTTGTGTATTGTGATAGCCAGTCATCCCACTGAGATACACGGGAGAAGAAGAGATCATTCTTGGCCTCCCTTCTGGCTTCATCGCTGGCTGTCCAGTCCGCATCAAAGCGCGACAGGATACTCTCCAGCCTGTTTTCATTGTCGGCCATTATCGTCCTCTGCGTACTGGTCTAATCGGTGCGGGGATTGCTTTTGAAGGTTTGTTTTTGACTACCGGGAATGCAAATGTCAGCGCCAGCGCATCGGCCCTGTTTGGCGAGGGAACACCGCGGCGTTTCATGTCGTCTTTCGACTCAAGAACAATCTTACCGTCCAGCTTCACTTTGTATTCTGGGGCGACAATCTCATCGGCGGTCTGCTGGTCGTCAATGCTGCCTCCCTCATTCAGCCAGGATTTCATTGCATTCCACATTTCTCCGCGCTTGTTGAGCATTGCCGGGTCTTTCGATTCACCTGCGAAGCTTACAAGTTGCCATTTTCTTCCCCATGACTTACCTACAGAATGAATACCCGTTCCGTAACCGAAATCGATGAATACCGCGTCAGCTTTATGTTCATCCTCGATAGCAGCAACAACCTGAGCAAATTTCACATCGTCGTCTGTTTTTGGGTAGGAACCTAAAAGCTTTGAGTGCAGGCCTTGCCTGAGATAGATACATGCCTCGTCGCTCCCAGAGTATGCCGGGTCAACGCCGATAATCTTTGGAGCGAATCCATACTGACTGTGCTCCAGCTTTCTGGACATCCCAGCATCGGCATAGCTTTGAGGAATAAACTGAAGGTCTGAAGCAGACGGGAAGAGGCCACGAACGCGCACTTTGAAGAAGTCGCTATCCTCGCCGTAGTCGTTGCGCCATTCTTCGATAAGCTCTTTGTTTGTCATCTTAGCTTTTCGGCTGTCAATCTGACGCCGACGCCAGCGATGCTTGAATTTACGGAAGCACTCACGGAATCGTCCGGTGTTACGTGTCGGGTTGCCGAAAGCGAACCAGAAAGGTTCGCCGTCAGTCAGTCCGCCTTCTGCGACTTCCCATATCTTGTCTGGCACCGCTGAGGCTTCATCGAATATATAGAACGGGCTTGAGTTAGCGGAGTGCAGTCCTGCAAATGATTCGCTGTTTTCCTCACGGCAGGTTTGCCCGTCACAACGCCATGACTCCATGTGATCTACATGGTATATGTTCATGTTGCCTTTTCCGTTGTTGTACTCGAACCAGTGCCCGGTGATACAACGCTTCTTCCATTTTCCAAGCTCGCCCCACGTTTTGGTGCGAAGCTGCTCTGATGTATTGGCAGTTACGACGCCTTTACAGAATGGGCGAGTGCTCATGATGTAGAGAATTACCCAGGCGGTAAGCGCACTTTTCCCGATACCGTGGCCGGAACTTGTAGCGCATCGGTATGCTTCTACCGGCTTTACACCATCAAAGTTGTTAGTGCGAATTGCTTCACCCCAATCAGTGAGAAACTCTTTCTGCCACTCATCTGGACCGTCGAAGCCATCAAGATCGCCAGCTCCCCACTCAAATGCATACATCACAAATCCGAGTGGGTCATAGAAGAATCGCCCCATATCGTCGGCAAGCATTGCCTCAAATTCTGATGACATCACTCACCCCTTGCGCGTTTACGGGCCTCCTGAATGCGCTGAATCAGGCTAACCTCTCCGGTGTGTTCTACTTCCTGTTTGTCACGCCATTTATCTCGCTGCCTGTTCTTAAGCCAGAAAATGGCAGCAGTCGTATCGGGTGGATAATGTTTCACAGTAGGAGTTATGACGATCGAACCATCGACAGCGCGAATATCATCTTCTGGGTGTTCGTACCCGGTGGCGCGGTGGAATAACTTTGCGGCGACTTCACTGTCCGCAACAGCCTTACCCTTTTTTATGGACTCAAGAAAATCAGGATGCGCGTGCTTCCACGCATTGATTGTTTGCTCGCTAACATCAAAGAAAGAAGCCAGTTCCGCATCTGTATGCCCTAACAGACAAAGTTTTCTCGCCTGCTCGGCATACTCTGGTTTGTAAGCCGATGGGCGACCAATTTTCTTATCTTCAGCCGCCATATCATTTCCTTATTAGCTTCCTTGGGTAGTTGCGATAGTCACGTTAGCCGAACCATCAAATGACGTCGAACCTGTGACCGCGCCAGTTAGTGAGATAGTGCGAGCAGTAGATAACTTATCCGCCGTCTCTGCATTCGTTACTGAACCGCTTGCAGAAGTGTACTTAGCTTCAAATGCGGCCTTGCTCATATAGAGCAGCTCTCCGTACTGGCTTCGGAACAGATATCCACCGACCTCCGGCTTGAATACGGCTACTGTTTGCGCTGACATGTACTGGTCAGCATACGGACCGTCGAATTCTGCGTTTGCACTTCCGTCATTAGCGTATTTGATAGCTTTAATCGGAAGAGCAGACACATATACACCGTCAGCATCTTTGTAGAGAGGCCAGGATGGCGTGAAATTTGGATTTGCCATGTTTATGCTCCGGTGGTGAACAGGTCTAACGCTTCCTTAGATTTACGCACTGCTTCGAATGTGCGGATCGTGATATCCGAATTAGCGCCGCCTGACTGGAAGTGAATTTTGAATAGTTCAAGCTTCAGCTCGTCAGTGCCAATGAATTGAAATGCTTCCTCTGCGGCTGCGTTCTGGTTCATGACCAGTTTGTAAATCTCTAACTGGAATTTCTGTTCTTCAGTCATGGAAATAATCTCTGCCATTGTTGGCTCCGTTTATCCGTTAAAAGGGATATCAGTTAAGTTATCCCGTGTAGGGTATAAGCCATTGTCGAGACCACTAATGAAATAGTCTCTGCAATAACCGATGTCTTTCCATCAGTCCGCCACCACAAAGAATCTTTTTTGCCATAAGGCAGGAGGTTCATCTTTCAGTGGCTGCCAGTGTTATTTCCCCACTTTCTGGCTTGGGTTGTTTCGCGGTACTGCCGTAACTGGTTACCCAGAATAAATTCCGGTTTCATTATCAAGCCCACCCGTAGATAGGCTTTGTAATGACTTACCCCAGCTTTGCTCGCACCAGCGCATCTTTAGCTTCGAGCAGCTTGCGGAGACCTGCTGACTTTTCAGCACTGTCCGGCAGTGATTCATCCATCAGTGTCGCAAGTTCACCGATTGGCTTACTTACTTCCTGCAGATGCGCAGGGAGGTGTTGATAAGCGAAATACTTCATGATTGGAGATGACATTATTTACCCTCGGTTAGTAAAAAGCCTCGCTATTACGAGGCTATGATTGTTCATTTCAGGCACTGCGTGTTGATGTATTCCTGAAGCGTTCTCAGTGATGTTTGGTCGCTGATGATTCCAGATCTGATACTGAGAACGTTTCGTCCAGCAACTGGAGAGAGTTCGACGGTGGCATCATTGCCCATGCCGGAGGCGCCGGAGGTTTCGGCTGAGGATGGCACAGGGCATTTTCCTTTGACGAGCACCCTGCCGCCATTATCAAGCTTGCGCCGAAGAGCATCATTTTCAGCTTTCGCATCAGCTAACTCCTTCGTGTATTTAGCATCGAGTGCATCAGCAGAACGCTGGCGCTGCTGCATGTCAGTAATGGTGGCGGTCGCCTGCTTCAGCTCACTGACTTTTTTATCTCGCTGTTCTTTGTAGGCGATGGCGTTATCACGGTAATGATTAACAGCCCATGACAGGCAGACGATGATGCAGATAACCAGAGCGGAGATAATCGCGCTTACTCTGCTCATTGTTGCCCCCACAAACAGACTTCACGCTCAATCTCACGGCGAGTCATCAGCCCTTTCCATTGCTTACCGCCAGCATATGTCCAACGACGTAACTGATCACATGCACCTTTGATATCGCCCTGGTTTATTTTGCGAAGAAGCGTCGATGTTCTGAAATTGCCAGCACCAACGTTGTAGACGAACGAGTAAAGAGCGCCGCGCGTTGTTTCCGGTATATCGACTTTGATGTACGGGTTAATTTGTCTGGCGACCGTGGCAAGGTCTTTATTCAGGAGGGCTTTGCATTCTGCTTCGGTATACGTTTTACCTAGCATGATGTCTTTTCCGGTGTGTCCGTGACATACAGTCCATACGCCAACAATATCTTTGTATGGTATGTAGTTGACACCTTCCAGACCATCGTTACCACTTGGTCCAGTGATTAACACAGATGCTATAGCAATAGCCCCGCCACTTATCGCCGCTATTACGCTATTTCGTAGTGCCGGTGACATTGCCATTCAATCTGTCCTCGCGCTCTTTGCGCTTGTAGTACCAGTTGATGCCAAATGTGCCGACAGTACAAAGAATACCAATGATGACAGCCCAGTCATTCAGGGAGAGAATGCCACCCATCGCAGTCAGTCCTCCGAAGCTGTAACTGAACCATTCTCTGATTTTGTCCATACGGTACATGCTCTACCCCTTCATTGAGGGGATTTGCTCTATTTAATTAGGAATAAGGTCGATTACTGATAGAACAAATCCAGGTTACTGTGTTTAGTAATCAGATTTGTTCGTGACCGATATGCACGGGCAAAACGGCAGGAGGTTGTTAGCGCAGCCTCTTGCCACCCGCTTTCACGAAGCCAGCCATTGCGCTGGTTTTCTTTTATGCAAAGCACACCACACCGTAGCCACAGCGGATAAGGTGATTATTTTGGTCTGTCTGGTATTTGGTTTGATGTGCTTTCAGAAAGTCCGTGCTTAAAACGCAAAAAGCCCCGAGCTATTAACTCAGGGCTTTATTTAACGAGTGCATTTATCCATCGTTGAGTCAAATTTACCCAATTTTATTCAATAAGTCAATATCATGCCGTTAATATGTTGCCATCCGTGGCAATCATGCTGCTAACGTGTGACCGCATTCAAAATGTTGTCTGCGATTGACTCTTCCTTGTGGCATTGCACCACCAGAGCGTCATACAGCGGCTTAACAGTGCGTGACCAGGTGGGTTGAGTAAGGTTTGGGATTAGCATCGTTACAGCGCGATATGCGGCGCTTGCTGGCATTCTTGAATAGCCGACACCTTTGCATCTTCCGCATTCTTTCTCAACAACTCTCCCCCACAGCTCTGTTTTTGATATATCAACCGCACGGCCTGTACCGTGGCAATCTCTGCATCTTGCGCCCGGCGTCGCGGCACTACGGCAATAATCCGCATAAGCGAATGTTGCGAGCACTTGCAGTACCTTTGCCTTAGTATTTCCTTCAAGCTTTGCAACGCCACGGTATTTCCCCGATACCTTGTGTGCAAATTGCATCAGATAGTTGATAGCCTTTTGTTTGTCGTTCTGGCTGAGTTCATGCTTACCGCAGAATGCAGCCATTCCGAATCCGGCTTGTGATTGCGCCATCCCCATAGCAGCCATCACATCAGTACCGGAAAGAGAGTCAGAAGCCGTAGCCCGTGGTGAGTCGCTCATCATTGGGCTTTTTGGCGAATGAAATTTAGCTACGCTTTCGAGTCTCATCGTCTTCCCCTCTTGCCCTGTTTGACCATCAGGACGCCGTTAACTATTACGTGACGTTCGCCTTTGCTGTCTCGGTTGTACTTGAGCACCGTTCCTCTTGCACAGGAAAGCATCCTCGCCACTTCGGTCTGATTTCCTCGTGTCTGGATAAGAAGCTCTGGTATCGTTTGAATTGTGGCGTTCATACGTTCTCCAGTTCGGTGATTTTTATTACAAGCCTTCCGCCTGGTACTTTCACACCACGAATTACGCGAATGTCATCGAATTGCTCGTCGTCTTCCGCAAATCCGGCGTGGATAAGTGAGTCGAGTAAACCTTTCAGGATGTTATCGAGGTCGCGGCGGCGGGAGTCTGGAACGTCTGCGATGACTTTGATGCGGAGTCGTGATTTGGTGAAAATGTCTAACTTGAGTTGGCGGATGATTTGCTGAACGTCTTTTCGGTATTTCTGACCTTTATCGCTGATGTAGTATTGGCTTCCCCGTCTTCGCCAGTAGGTATTCACCGACGGCGGGTAAGGAAGCACAAACTGATATTCGTTCATGACTTAATCTTCCCCTCCTTCAGCAGTATCGCCTGCGTCCTGATCACGCCTTCGAGGTGGTAAAGTCTGGCGTCTTTGTTGTCGAGATTATGGGTGCGTCGGTCGATTTCATCGTGACACGCGCTACAAGCCCATGCACCGATCAGGTCGTCAGGTTTCATTCCCGTTCCGCAAATTCCAGACATCCGGTAATGTGCCAGAACTGTAGTTTCAGGATTGCCATTGCATACGCCGTAAATACGTACCTGGCATTCTCTGCCGCGTGCTTCTTTGCGTAGGTTAGCCATTAAGCAGCCTCCCCTGTTACTTTCAGCATTCCGTTATCGAGCAGCTTTCTGGTCAGCCACTGTTGACCACGTCCGGTGATTTTTGTGGTGAACGATATCTGTATTCCGTGATTTGTGTTGACCGCTGTTTCTTTCACTGTGAAATAGCCGCGATCCATATATTCCTGCATTGGCACATTGCGCCGGGAACCTGAAGCAATAAGGATTTTGTGATCGCGCATCCACGCAAACAGTTTGTTTGGACCAATTCCAACAACCTTTGCAAAGTTTCCAATCAAAATTCCGCTGGCCTCGCCAACTCGATCGGCAAACTCAACTTTAGGTGCGGCAATTGCGAGCTGGTTTTCCAGTTGCATTTTCTGCTCAGCAAGATCAGCAGCAAGGCGCAACGCTTCTGGTAGCGTTTTGGGGATATTAACCGCAGTTTCTTCAAGCTCTCGCCAACGGTCAACAAGACGAGCGGTGAATTCCGGCGACAACTGGGCTACAACGACAATACTGTCTCGCTTTCCTTGTTCGCCTTCGAATACATACACACAAAAACTTTGATTTAAGCCTAACCCATTGATTCTTCCACGATCCTCAATTTGAGGAAGCCGGATAACACCATTTTTAGCCAGCGTTTCGATGGTACGTTTCACATTGTCATGACGCTTACCAACCAACTCAGCGATTTCAATGCTTGTCATTTTGATGGCATTGCCATTTATTAACTCATTCATCGTCTTCTTCCTCGTACATTGAGCTATTCGGATCGCTCATCAGTTCTGCGCAGCAGTGCTCACACACGTGAACTTCCAGCACATGCAGCTTCTGACCGCAGTTAGCGCACGTTAAAGCCCGCTCGACGCTTTCTTTCTGGTATTGAATGGATTGGGATGGGCTAAGCATTATTGGATTCTCTGCATCATGAGAAAGACAATCATGGCGGCGCGGAGGGGATTTTCATGTATAGCTCGCTTAGATTTACAGTAGGCCACACCGCGTGCACCCCACTCGTCTTCATCGAGATTGATAATGCTAATCCTGTATTTTTCAATAATCGGCCATGCGTCTGCTGGGTTTGCGCATGGGTTAAAGGATCCGCGCTCAACTTCTACTTCAACTGCGTCTCCGTTTACAATGTCTCCCTCAAATGAGACAAACACCATATCGCCATTCTCACCTTCTTTGTAATCCGGTGATCCGTTATGAATGGCTTCGAATACCGCCACGTTAATTTCAAAATCACTTAACTGTGAATAATCCATTGTCATTTCCTCGCACGATGTCTTAGCCACCGGATATCCCACAGGTGAGCCGTGTAGTTGAAGGTTTTTACGTCAGATTCTTTTGGGATTGGCTTGCGTTTATTTCTGGAGCGTTTCGTTGGAAGGTATTTGCAGTTTTCGCAGATTATGTCGGTGATGTTTCGTCGCTGTCGCCTCATGCCGCCCTCCTGACGCCATGCCCGATTGCCATCAATGCCGCTTTGGATACAGTAGTAAACATCCGTCGAGGACTGATGAACGGTCGCCAAATCAGCAGCATGGAGCCTTTGCTGTTTCCCTTCTTCTCCAGCCCTGTCGATGGTTCGATAAAATTAATCCGTCCATCAGTGATAATGCGAACTTCGTCAACACTCTCCAGAGCCTTGCTGAACCATCCGACAGACATATCCTCTGGCACAAGCATCACTACCGTCTGTCGCTGTTGTATGCACTGCTCAGCGGCTTTTTCCACCCACGGCCTGATATTGCTGTACGGTGGGTTATTCCAGATTGCACCGTGGCTTATCCACTCAGAATTGAGTGCGTCGTCGGCCTCAGTTAGCCAGTGAGCGCACAGAGCATTTTTGTCGCTCGCTGCCGAATCCAGCCAGAATCCAAACTCAATATCCAGTGCATCAAAAAGCCAAAGCGGCGTTTGCCAGCAGTCCTTGTCGTGTGCTGCCGTATTTGATTTGATAGTCATGCAGCCCGATCTCCCCATCGCGCTTTCCATTCGAGAGCTAGTCGCGCTTCGTCTGACCACTTAACGCCACGCTCTGTACCGAATGCCTGTATAAGCTCTAATAGCTCCGCAAATTCGCTTACACGCATCCTGCTGGTTGACTGGCCTATTACCACAAAGCCATTCCCGGCAAGGTTAGGAACAACGTCCTGCTGCTTTAATGCTGCGGTAAACACACACTTCCAGCTTTCTGCATCCAGCCAGCGACCATGCCATTCAACCTGACGCGAAACGTCACCAAGGCAAGCCCAAAGCTTCCGATTTTGGTCTAAGCTGCGGTTGCGCTCCTGAATGGTTACTACGATTGGTTTGGTTGGGTCTGGAAGAATTTGCTGTACCGCGTGAATAGCGTTTTGCTGATGTGCTGGAGATCGAATTTCAAAGGTTAGTTTTTTCATGACTTCCCTCTCCCCCAAATAAAAAGGCCTGCGATTACCAGCAGGCCTGTTATTAGCTCAGTGATGTAGATGGTCATCAGAATCCTCCTTTCTTCTTGGATTGCGGTTCCTCGCGTTCACGGCGGCGCATTTCAGCAGACTGTTGGTCTGTGTCATAAATAGCGCCATTTGCCTGAATGCAATACACCGTGCCGGTATTGCCATGACGATTGAGACGAAGGATTAGTTCGGTTTCACCAGGTGGAACACTGTCATCAAAAGCGCCTTCACGATGGATCCCAACCCAATAATCGCAATCCTGTTCAATCTGCCCTGTATCTCGTGAGTCACTTGGTAATGGGCGTTTATTGGTTCGGCTTTCCAGTGCGCGGTTAAGCTGTGTCAGAAGCACAACAACGCAATCAAGCTCTTTGGCAAGGTTCTTCAGTCCTTTGGTGATCATGCCGTAAGCAAGGTCGTTGCGATCGGCCTTCTCAGCGGTCATTAGTGTCAGGTAATCGACCAGAATCATGCCAACACATCCTTTTTCTCGCTTGATTCGACGGCTTTCGCTAACGATTTGAGCCAGAGATAATCCCGGCGTGTCGTCGATGTAAAGCAGGTCGATTTCACTCAAACGATTAGCTGTTTCGATCGCCCTGTTGAAGTCACCATCGTAATCACCCTGATAGCCGTCATCAGCGTCATTTGTCGCCGGAAGGTAAAAAATATTCGGGTTAACACCAGACTTCTGCCCTACCAGTTTTTCCAGTATCTGATCACCTGGCATTTCAAGGCTGAACATCAGAGCGGGCTTTTTCTCATGCACTGCGCAGTTGATTGCCATCTGGCTGTATAGCGTCGTTTTCCCCATCTTAGGGCGAGCGCCAATGACAAACAGAGAGCCTTTCACCAGACCTTTCGGTGACAGCATCCTGTCAAGCGATGGGATCCCTGTGCTCATTCCTCGTTGTTCGCCTGACGGGTCAAATCGCTTCTCAAGGTCGCTAACCCAGTCTTCCATGACCTCACCAAATGAGCGAAGGCCGCGACGCGATCCGGTTTTTGCATGGTCTGTCAGTTGCGTGAAAATCGCCTGAATAGCTTCGTACTTCTGCGTCGCAGTCATTCCGTTGCGGGAATAGAGCAATTCCGTCGCTTCAGTCATGCGGTTGATGGCGTAGCGTTCCATTGCGGTTTCACGAACCTGCATTGCATAGGCAACGATGTTTGCTGCGCTTGGCGTGTTCTTTGCGATCTCAGCGATATAAGCAAAACCGCCAACAGACGCCGTTAACGATTTGCGATCCAGTTCATCGAAAAGCGTCAGGCCATCTACTGGCTTTTGCTCCCGGTGCATTCTGGTTATTTCTTCGAAAAGGATTTTGTGTGGTCGGCTGTAAAATGAATCAGGCTTCAGCATCGCCAGAACTTTCTGGACGCGCTCACTGCTGTCATCATCCAGAAGCAATCCACCAATCACCGCCTGCTCTGCCTCGATGCTATGGGGCGGCGCATAAAAATTATCGGTCATCGTGTTCACCCTCACGAACTTTCAGGTAGGTATTATCGTTAAGCAGGAAATCAAATCCCTTTTTGTGCCAGACAGTTCCGCGTTGATGGTTTGGGCGCTCTTCGAACATCCATCGGCAATTTTCTCCTACGTAGCTCAAATAATTTCTCCAGTCCTGCATCGTGAACCCATGCCCGTCAAGCTGGCGGGTTATCACTCCGGCTTTGCGCCAGAACGTTCGGATCTGGTTTTTACGCTTGTCATTCAGTGCGCGGATTCTTGGCGCTTCAGGAAGGATTTCGTGGTAAGCATCGACAACATCCTGACAGCTAACGGAAGGTTTTTTCTTGTCAGACTTTTTGTCTGCTGTGGCACTCTCTAATACGTCAGTATTAGAGATATTATTTATATTATTGTTTATGGACAACCGTTGGACAACCGTTGGACAATCTCCGCTGAGAGCCGCGCCATTACTGGTGTTTGCGTTGGACAACCGTTGGACAACCGTTGGACAATTTTTTGCCTGAAAATCGTCATATTTAACGATTGTAAACAGGCTAAATTTCTTCCCCATCGAGGAAATATTAAGCATCCCTTTCGACTCAAAAGTCCGTAATAAGCTCCGAACTTTGTTGTCGGGGATGAATGTTTCTCTGACCAGCGACGGGCGTCCAGTTATCATCTGACCGCGCTCAACAGTTATCGGACCGATATCCGTATTGACGACAGTAGATTCGTGATTAGCCTTGAGGATTAAGTGAAGCCAAAGATGTACTGCCTGAGAGTCCTTATAGAGCCTGCTGTCCATAAACTGGCGGTGTATAGAGACATACCCCATACTGGATGCCTCCTGATGTTGTACAGGGTTATGCCTGTAATCAGCTAACTTAACGACGCCCATGTTTCACTCCTGCTTTGGCTAGTCTGTAAACACCAACAAGGCGTTCTGCGAACGCCCTGTTATTTGCTGCGGCTACCACTAATCCCTCAGGTGAATCAGGGTGTCGAATCTCTTCTTTTTCCTGGTATTTCTTACGACGTTTTGTCATAATGACTCCTGTGGATTGATCCAGTAATTCCCTCAGAATTCCATCTGGATTTGTTCAGAACGCTCGGTCTTGCACACCGGGCGTTTTTTATTGGTGAGTCCATCAAGCGCATACTTAAAAGCCCTGCTAATCGGACTGATGTCTGATGCCATTCCGAAAGCACACAAGACCGAAGCAATAAATCTCCAGTCCGTTCTGCTTATCTTCGATTCATGACAGCCAATCATCTTTGCCAGACCGCGCTGGGTAAGCGTTGACAGGTTGATGAGTAAATCAGTTTCAGCGCGATCAACGTCACGCTGTGATAGTTTGCTGTAACTTGTTTGTTCCATTTCTTATGATTTCCATAGATAAATAATTTGGTTTTTTATTGTGCACCATTGACAGTCGTCCATGACCACGCCGGGCACCCGACCGTATACCGGGCCGTTCGGTATAAAAATTTGCTTTATTAAGCTGCTTTGTTCGGATTGGGGAACAAAGCGGATAAATCAGGGCGAATCAGGTATGCAGGGACGCTTCCATTGGTAGCCATTTCAATGCGCTTGGCATTTTCAGCGGATACCCTTTTCTTCCCATGCAACCAAGCCCATACAGACGGCTGCTTAACACCGCAGGCATCAGCTAACTTTTGCTGACTTCCTACTGAGTCAATAGCCGCTTTAATAGCCTCGTTGACCATAAAAATAACTCCTACTGAATCCACAATCAGAATAATAGCTAAAGCTATTCAGAAAGTAAATAGCTTTGGGTATTTGACTAATAATAGCTGTAGCTATAGGTTGTACGAATGAAACTAGATACTTTTTCTCAAAGGCTTACATACGCGATGGATCAGGCTGGGTTTACTCAGGCTTCTCTTGGCAATGCTGTTGGCATGTCTCAGCCAAGCGTCTGGAAACTTACGTCTGGAAAAACACGCAATACGCGCAAACTTTTTGAAATATCAAAAGTGCTTGGAGTTCGTACGGAATGGCTTTCCGATGGAACTGGGCCAATGCGTGATGAGGGAGTTGAACCTTATAATCCAAAATCTTCTATTCCTCATGAAAGCACGTGGGGATATTTGGACCCATGGGATGGAGGAACGCCTTTAAGAGGTGATGAAGTTGAAATTCCTTACCTTAAAGATATTGAGTTTGCATGCGGGGATGGTCGGGTGATTGATGAAGATCACAACGGCTTTATGTTGCGCTTCTCCAAATCAACCCTTCGCAGAGTTGGCGCGAACAGTGATGGAAGCGGTGTTGTTTGTTTTCCGGCTCGTGGCAACAGCATGGAGCCAAACATTCCTGATGGAACAACAGTTGCTGTTAACACCAACGATAAGAAAATAGTTGACGGAAAGATTTACGCCATTAACGAGAACGGTTGGAAACGCATTAAGATTCTCTTTCGATCAGGGCCTGACAAGGTAAGCATTAGAAGCTTTAACTCACTGGAATACCCACAAGAAGAAAAGAATCTAAGCGATATCGAGATCATCGGAAGAATCTTCTGGTGGTCTGTAGTTGACTACTAACCTCATCACACCACAACAAACCCGCTTTTTGCGGGTTTTTTATTGCCCAAAAAACACCAAATCTCACATACAAGAAAAATAAATTACATTAGATATCAATGACTAAATAACCAAAGGAGTTATTTTATAACTATAGCTATTTACAGCAATAATAGCTTTGGATATAGTTAAGCCATGTCGAACGGCGCGACATTAAACCATGCGTCGGGAGCGCGGCGGGTTCAGGATGAACGGCAATGCTGCTCATTAGCGAGAAGGCTTTTTTGCTTTTAGTCACAAAAAGCAAAGCAGCTTTTTGATATAGAAAAAGAAAAAGGAGGCTGATTTGAAGAGTGCTACAGTTTACACGGCAATGAGAGTTAAGCAATATGGCGGCGTACCTTCGGTAGAGGTAAGGTGTGATGATAAAAGAACCAAAGTTGTTACTGATTGCCTTCTGCTTTTTAAAAGCATAGATGAGGTAATTTTTATTGGCGCTGAAAATCTTCACCCTTTGATAAAAGCAGAGATGAAGCAATGTGCAATCGATGCATTGGGAGTTGGGCAAGGCAAGTCTCAGATCGAAGCAAAGCAAATGCTTACAGAGCTTGAAAGCAGCAGACGTAGACAAGCAAGCAGGGCAAGACAATTTCACGATGCGATCGCAGGATGGAGCAGAGAGCTTATGTCTTTAAATGTAGACATACAGAGAGGAATTGATATTCCAACAATAAGGTCAAGAATAGGTACGATCGCAGAGAACATGGAAAAGCTAAATCCAAAGAAATAATAACCCGCTAAGGCGGGTTTTTTATTACATAAATAACCGTATTTACTACCGCAAGCCACGCAGTGAAATGGGTGTGACTTGTGTTGGTCGCCAGAAAATGAAATTAGGCAGCAAACCACTTATTTGAGGTGATATATGGAATTTCATGAAAGTGCGATTTATGATTTTCGCGCTAACGCAAATTCAGTAAAACCACAGCCAATTGCAGTTCTTTTTAAAACAATGGGTGCGTGGGCTGTTTTATGCTTCGCCTCTGATGACACTGACGCAAGAATGGCAATAGGTCAAGAGATGGAGATGGACCCGACAAACGATGAATTCATAATTTATGGCGCTCCATCTAATTACTTACTTGATACCTGCAACATTTACAACAAGGCTGCCTGACGGTGGCCTTTATTTTTGGCATAAACAACAGAATAAACACTGCACTGTGTATTCATTCCAACGAGTGAATACACGGAGCAATGTCGCTCGTAACTAAACAGGAGCCGACTTGTTCTGATTATTGGAAATCTTCTTTGCCCTCCGATGTGAGGGCAATTTTTTTGATGGAGGATATATGAGTGAAGTAACAGATTTAGTTGTTATTGAAAAAGCAAATGCAATGACTGTATTTCAGTCTGCCGACCAGATTGAAGAAATCCTTCAAAAGGTTGAACGTGAAGTTATGTCCTTTGTGCCTGATATCACAACGGCAAAGGGAAGAAAGGAGATCGCTTCTCTGGCGTATAAAGTTGCGCAGACGAAAACATATCTCGATGGTCTTGGCAAAGACCTTGTTGCTGAACTGAAGGAAATTCCAAAGCTAATTGATGCCAACCGCAAGACAGTGCGTGATCGCCTTGATGAATTGAAAGCCAAGGCGCGCCAGCCTCTTACTGATTATGAGGAGGAGCAGGCACGGATTAAAGCCGAAGAAGAAGCTAAGGCAGCAGCCGAAGCTCTCGCAAAGCAAATTGAGTCTGACCATGAAATAGCGATTTTGATGGATCGCGAATTTGACCGCCAAAGAGAAGAGGCAAGACTCAAAGCGGAGCAGGAAAAGCGAGAGCATGAAGAACGCTTAAAAAGAGAAGCTGAAGAGAAAGCCAGAGCAGAAGCCGAAGCAAAGGCAAAAGCCGAAATTGAAGCAGCAGCAAGGCGAGAAGCAGAAGCTAAGGCCGCAGCGGAACGTGCAGAGCGTGAACGCATTGAAGCCGAGCAACGAGCACAGCGCGAAGCAAAAGAGGCAGCAGAACGAGCTGAAAGAGAAAAGCAGGCAGCAATTGAAGCAGAACGCAGAAAAGCACAGGAGGAGGCTGAACGAATCCGTCGCGAGGCTGAAGCAAAAGAGCAAGCCAGAATAGCAGAAGAAAAAAGAATCAAGGACGAAGAAGAGCGTAGAGCAAAGGATAAAGCTCACCTGAAAGAAGTAAATAACAAAATACTTGCTGACCTTATCAAGGTTGGTGCATCAGAAGATGTTGCTAAAAATATCATAACAGCCATCGTAAAAGGCGAAGTATTCGCAACAAAAATAACCTACTAATAAAACCAACATAAGGAACCACCCATGATTTACGCAATCACGGGAGGCGCTCGCATGGGTGCCTTCCAACTAAATGAATCTTTACTTGAACGAATCACCCGTAAATTACGTGACGGATGGAAACGCCTTATCGACATACTTAATCAGCCAGGAGTTCCCAAAAATGGATAAAACACTTATGGCTATCCAGACTAAATTCACTATCGCCACTTTTATTGGCGATGAAAAGATGTTTCGTGAGGCCGTCGAAGCCTATAGGAAATGGAGGTCAAAATGATTCCGGTAGAACTGGCGAAAACTCCAGAGTTAAGTCGATTAAAAAGAGAATATCACATTGCTGAGGCTCGTTACTGGCGTAAAGCGGGAGATAAATCAAAGAAACAACTTTGTTTATGGCAGGCACAAAGAGAGCGCATGAATGAGCGCGAGTTTCTTTCCTCCCCATCCAAATTACCATTCTGAGGCAAATTATGGGAACTGCGACATTAATACTCGGTGAGTCTGGCACCGGAAAATCAACCAGCATGAGAAATATCAATCCAGAGGAAGCAATACTTATAAAACCAATAGGCAAGCCGCTTCCATTTAAATCAAAAGACTGGCTGGCATGGGATGCCAGAGCAAAAAAAGGAACCGTAGTTACCACTGACAAATGGGACGTAATAGTTGCCGTAATTAAGCGTGCTCACGAATACGGGAAAAGAATCGTTATTGTTGATGACTTCCAGTATGTGATGAGCAATGAGTTTATGCGCCGCTCAGAAGAAAAATCGTTTGATAAATTTACTGAGATAGGCCGCCACGCATGGGAGGTGATTAAGGCTGCACAGGATGCACCTGATGACCTGAGAGTCTATTTTCTTGCGCACACCGAAGAAACCCCTATGGGGCGCGTGAAAATGAAAACTATCGGCAAAATGCTGGACGAGAAAATCACTGTCGAAGGCATGTTTACTATAGTTCTTCGCACTCTTACCCGCGATGACCAGTTCTTTTTCACCACGAAAAACAACGGTGCAGACACTGTTAAATCCCCAATGGGAATGTTTGATTCCAATGAGATTGATAACGATCTCTCTTTCGTCGATGCCACTGTTTGTGATTACTACGGCATCAATAATGTTCATCAAATTAAGGAAAACGCCGCATGAGCAACGTGATTTTTACTTATAACGAAGAAGCAGCACTGACCGCAGGGCAAGGTGGTTTTATTAACGAAACTGGCGCTCATATCATTACCATTACTGAAGCAGAACTAAAGCAATCAGAAAAAGGAGCCAAATTTATTGAGTTTTCTGGCGAATCCGACGACGGACGTAAAATCCAATATCTTAGCGTCTGTGTTCAGAAAAGTGACGGAACGGAAAACAAATTTGGCGCAAATGTCGTTCACGCCATGATGGGGTGTGCCGGGATTGGACAATTAACGCAGCATATGGTTTCCGCCAGTAAATTTGTTGCTCCTGAGTTTCACGGAAAGAAAATCGGGTTAGTGCTACAGAAAGTATTAACCACAAACAAAAAGACTGGTGCAGACAGTTACCAGATGGAAATACGCATCCCGTTTATTGCACAAACAGGCCAAACACTTAAAGAAAAGGCGGAAGGCAAGCAACCAGAAACTATCGCCAACATGGTTTCCAGCCTCAAAGATAAAGACAATCGCTCTAAAAACGTAAGCCAGAATCATGCAGATGATTATGGTTACAGCCAGAACAATTACCCTCCTTTCTGATTATTGAAAATAAGGCTCCCATTATGCCAGCGCCTCTGTATGGTGCGGACGACGCGCGCCGCTGTTCCGGCAATTCCGTATCGGAGGTGCTGGATAAATTCAGAAAAAACTACGATCGGATAATGTCGCTACCGCAGGAAACGAAAAAGGAAAAGGAATTTCGCCATTGTATATGGCTTGCAGAGAAAGAAGAACGCGAGCGAATTTACCAGACATCAATCCGACCATTCCGCAAAGCCACATATACCCACTTCCCTGAAATTGACCCGCGCCTGCGTAATTATCGATCACGCTATGGCGCTATCAGTAATGACTGAGGAATTTACCATGAGAGGACTTGCATACAATCCCGGCATTCTTCCGGCAGAAATGATTATTCGCCAACGCGTAAAGCCAATGCCATCGAGAGAGGAATTGCTAAAGAGAAATTCTTTTCCGTCAGTGAATCAAAACAAATATCTGAATGCGATGTGGCGTAAAGGAGGCAAGCAGTGAGTGTATATCTTATTGATAAACGTCGACGTGGGCAACAAATACCACCTGTAGGAATTCCGAATCACACATGGTTTTGCGTACTTGATATCGATGGTATGGATGCGTTGGTTGACACTCGTCATTACTGCGATACCGCAACAGCTACTCCGGCGAAAGCAAAGAAAATGGCTGCTCTGATAGAAAACTGGACTCCACCTGATGGTTGGTGCAATGGGAATGATCGAGATTGGCACGAAAAAATGAAGGGCTATATCTGCGATTTTTTACGTAAATGCAACGGCTTCAGGGTGATGTGATATGAACAAGATTGACTATCAGGCACTGCGTGAAGCGGCAGAGAAAGCCGGTGAAGATAAGTGGCAGGCTAAAAAAATAAATGGTGATTTTTTCGTTATTCGTCACGGTAGTTATACAAGACAGCATGGCTACACATCGTATCAACCCATTGCGGAGATTGATTGTAAGCAAGTCCGGGATTTTGTTGCCAAGGCTAATCCGGCTACCGTGCTGGAATTACTGGATGAACTGGAAGCAGCAAAAAAGCGCATTGCAGAACTGAAAGCGCGGGAAATACTGCTCCCGGAACGTAGCAGCATGCTTCATCGAACAGATTTTCACGATGATTACCAAACGGTAATGGCATACAAAGTTTCTGAAGTCATCGATGCAATCCGCGCTACTGGCATTCGCATCAAAGGAGAGTGATATGACCACTATGACCAAAGAGCGACTGCTGACAATCAAGCAGTGGCGCGAAACATACGGACCTGGTAGCAACGTTGTACTGCCAGCAGAAGAAGCTGAAGAACTGGCACGGATTGCGCTGGCATCGCTGGAATCCGAACCTGTAAGCCAAACTTACAAGTTGAACGAGCTGTCGGGCAACTCTCCGGTAATTCCGGATGGTTGGATAAGCTGTAGTGAGCGAATGCCGAACGACGCGCAGTGGTGCGTAGTTGACGCCGCAGACGGGTATTACGTGCAATGCTGGTCTGAAGGTCAAGGATGGCTTGGAGATGACATCAGTCTACGTAATTGCGATGTAATCAGATGGATGCCGATTCCTGAACCACCGCAGGAGGTGAAGTGATGGACTCCTTCGCGAAATATACGATTATTGACTGGATAGCATTCCTTCAGGTTTTGCTCATCTGGTTTTATATGGCTTACAGGAGTGGACAGTGGATTGTCAGTGTAGCCTGTAGCAAGGGATGGCGTTGGTGGAACCGGAAGAATAAAAAAGCGCTGGCCTTGGATTCGTTTTACGAAGCATTCAATCTTAACAGTCTTCAGCCTGGTTCTGTCGTTGTAGTCACCACTCAAAGCGGCATGACGATACAAATTCACAAGCCAAAGGAGGAAGGTCGTGGCTAACCTGCAACTTGCCGTCAAAGGTGAATACTTCGATGCCATGATTCGCGGAGAGAAAACGGAAGAGTATCGCCTGTGTAATGACTACTGGAATAAGCGAATTATGTTCCGCGAGTATGACCGACTGATTATCACAAAGGGATATCCAAAGCGCGACGATTCCAGTCGCAGAATTGATGTTCCGTACGACGGATATGAAATCAAGACAATCACACATCCCCACTTCGGCGATAAACTGGTGAAGGTATTCGCGATAAAGGTGAATATCGGCAATGAATAACAATCCTCTCGCTCGCGGGGATTTCTTTTATCTGAACTCGCTACGGTGGGTTTTTTATTGGAGATAGATAATGTCAGACCAGAGCAAGTATTACGATTACTACATGGTTGAAGGTGATGATGTTAAGGAACTTATCAGTTCATACGATACCATTAACGAACAACGTAATTCTATCCTCCCAGCCGCAGCAGAACAGGTTGGTGCTATAGCATGGACAACAACTCGTAATTGGGGTGGTGGAGGTGGCTTGCTGCAAAGTTTCGTTTGGGAAAAAGGATATGAATTCCCATGCCAGATAACAATCAAACGCGAGGATTTTTGGGACGGGAAGAGAGTTGTGATAGCGCGAGGAAAGGGAAACACAAAGGAAGGCCGCGCATACAACAAAGAGCTGGATTCAATCATGCATAACGCTAACGCCAAGCTAAAATCCTTGCCTGAATGGAATTACTACATAACCAACCACTACGGGATTATGCGTACAGGAATTGGTGGTCAATCGGGCCGTGGACTTGGTTTCGTTATGTTATCAACGTATGGCTGTAAGCACCCGAAGCGCAATGATTGTCTTATTTTTGCAATACCAAATAACAAAGAAGAGAGGCATGGCGAAGTTGTTATCCCTGACAGCTTCAAGAAAATAACTTACGGGAAATTCTACGACATCGCGAATGAAGTTGAAGAAGAAGCTGTGGAGTAACCATGGAATCACACAGCCTCACACTCGATGAGGCCTGTGCATTTCTCAAGATATCCAATAACCAGCCTTGCGCTGGTTTTTTCTTGCGTGAATTTGCAGAGGTAATGCGATGTACTTAACGCTTCCAGAATGGAACCAGCGACAGCCAAGGCCAAGAAGCCTTGAGACAGTTCGACGCTGGGTTAGAGAGTGTCGAATCTCCCCTCCTCCACTTAAGGATGGGAGGGAGTATCTGTTTCATGAGAACGCAGTAAAAATCGACGTTAAAAATAAGCCAACAGGCAGACTTTTGAAGAGGATTAGAGATGGGAAGAAGGCGAAGCCATGAACGCCGTGATTTGCCTCCAAACTTGTATATCAGGAACAACGGTTATTATTGCTATCGAGACCCAAGGACGGGTAAGGAGTTTGGGTTAGGTCGCGACCGGAGAATCGCAGTAACAGAAGCAGTTCAGGCGAACATTGAGTTATTTTCCAGCGCTGAGCGAAAAAGTCTTACGTCGCGGATCAATAATGAAGATGCAATGACTATGCACGCATGGCTGGAAAAATATGACAGCATCATATCAGTAAGAGGACTCAGGCCTAAAACACTTGCTGATTACAGAAGCAAAATAAGAGCCATAAAGGAGCGGTTTCAGGACATTCCATTGTCAGATATAACAACCAGGGATATTGCCACCATACTCAATGATTATGTTTCAGAAGGAAAGTCGGCCACATCAAAGTTAATCAGATCGACGTTGAGTGACATTTTCAGAGAAGCTATAGCTGAAGGCTTCATACACTCAAACCCAGTCACGGCCACAAGGGCCGCTAAATCTGAAGTTAAAAGGGTCAGATTAACCACCGATGAATTCATGAAAATATATGATGCTGCCGGGAAGCAGCCGCCATGGGTGAAACTGTCTATGGAGATAGCATTACTTACCGGGCAGCGTGTTAGTGATATCTGTGCAATGAAATGGGTTGACATTTCAGAAGGATTTCTACACGTACAACAACAAAAGACAGGAGTAAAACTGGCGATACCGGTAACGATTAAACTTGATGCAGCTAACCTTTCGCTTTCAGATACGCTGAAGAGATGTAAATCACTTTCGCAAGGAGAAACAATAATTTCCTCTACACGAAGCGAAGCGCTTTCATCAGGGACGGTATCAAGGTATTTTATGCGCGCACGCAAGGAATCTGGACTTTCTTTCAGCGGAGAACCGCCAACATTTCATGAGATACGCAGCCTGTCTGCAAGGCTCTATGAGAAACAGTATGGCGAAAGATTTGCGCAGCACCTTCTCGGACATAAGTCTGATAGCATGGCTGCGCAATACAGGAACGATCGCGGGAGAGAGTGGGAGAGAATAGAAATCAGTTAG